CAACTCTTCCTCCTCCGCCCTCCCATATCCTCGATGCCGCCCTCAAAGAAGAGGCAAAATATGTGGGGGAAATGGGGGCGAAAATCCTTACCATCAAAGAAGCCGAGCCGTACTTCAAAGACATTCTCTTCCGTCTTAAAATCGGCGCGAGGGTGTCGCCAATCGGCGAAATCATTACCAAAAATCTCCAGCGGCTACGGAAAGAATTGGAGCGCGGCGCAAATGGGCTGATCGTCCAGCGGGACGAGTTTGGCGACGCAATCGAGAGAATGATTGAGAATAACCGCTCCCAAAGGCGTCAGGTCATCGTGGTCGTCAATATTATTGAGCCAGTTTGGGCTGAAGAGGGAGCAAAGAATGTCCGTAAGGCGCAAGAATGGACGAAGAAGCATTTGGAAAAGGAAGCGTTCAAAATCGTCGCTTTCAAAAATGGAAAAGTCCCAAAGCTCCGCGAATTTGGAGCAAGGGAATTTATCGAGAGTCACTATGATTCAATCCGCCTCGATCGAGCGGCAAAGTGGGGCGAAACGATGCCCCCCCAAGAAGTTACCCGACCCCAAAGAATGTGGCTGGACTCCCAGTACGGAGGAAGGTACAACGGGTGGAGTACTGATTTGATTATGGGTCACGATTCGATCTTTGAGGGAATCAGCGTTTGGACTGGACTGGAAATTTGGAAGAAAAACAAATACGAAAAGATTAATTATTTGACTTTCCAAAGGAAGTACGAGGATATGATTAATGCCGACTTCATTAAGCCGATGCCATTTCAGCGTCAAACTTACGACAAATTCGCCCCGCTTCACCGAGCAATCGTATTTATGGATAAATGGCGGTATCAGCGCGACTCATTCTAAAAAAATATATAATCCTATATTAATGGACGAAGAAAAGAGAGGAAGGGGAAGACCCAAAAAAGTAGATGAGGAAGACGGACACCGAAGTTATTATTGGAAAAACAGAAGCAAAATACAGAAATACCAAAGAACATATTATCGCAAAAACAAAGAGAAAATGAAGCGCCGTAGAGCAGAATATGAAAGACGCAAAAACCTAGATTGGAAAGGAGAAATTACTGGATTTAGTATCGAAAGAAAACCAGTAATTATCAGTTTTGAATAACCCACCAACACCCGAAATACCCAGTAAAATAAAACCTAATATCAAAATCAAAATCAATTAATATTTAGCAAACTTTTTTTATTGTGTTCGCTGGATTTTGTTTGAGGGGAACTGGGTGCTTCAGGATTACGAGGAGCTCGTTGTATCTTATATATCACCGAAGAGTGTGGAGATAGGCGCGGTCTAGATCCGTCAGGTAATCTAATGTCTGTCGTGACATCAGTTAATACGAAGTCACGAGTGACCTGTAGAGAGAATGAACCAGCTGGTAAATAAAAGAAATCTCCAGCACTATAGTTGCGCGATATGTATGCTAAACAGGGTAGGCGCGAGTGAGCGTCGCTACCACCATAATACAACATTTCACTTCCTAAATTAGTATAAACTACTAGATATGGAAAGTCCAATTTACTAGGAAGATTTGTTGCTACGAGAGAAGCGGTCTGTACCTGTGGCTCTGCCTGAATATTCTGTGCGACTCCTAGACCATAGAGCGGAAATCGGTTCATATCTGTCGCTGTTGGTTGGTACTCGGCAGAAGATATAAATGACCCAATTGTGAGTGGTTTGGTTATCCTCGTTGTCGCTGATACTGGTTGTTGGAGCGGATCTGTGTAGAGTGAATCATCAAAACGCGCCTGTGTGTCGCCAAAAGGCGGTAGTAACTGCGCCAGTTCAAAACCCATCTTTTGTAACAGAGTATTTTGAAATCTAAACTCGTTGAGAAGGTTGTATTCAGTTAGTTCAGTAGTAGATGTTTCATCGGTTGAAGAGTGTAGAGTTATGGAAGTTAGAGAGATTCCTGAATAACTATCAATAATTGATCCGTTTGCCTGAATAATGAATTTTCCGTAGGTGCTGACAAATGGCGTTGTACTAGCTAATCCACCTTTTGATTTAATAAAATAGTTTGCTCCATTTCGATTTACACTATATATTTGCTGCTCGGGGTTATCCGTTGCCGTCTTCGTTCCAAAAACAGGGTGTGATAAAAATGGATTACCTATCGTTAATGCTGTGGATAATCCTTTGAATTCAAAACGAGATTTGATTGCGTCAAAATTTATGAGTGTATCTACAGCACCTATCATTCCATACGGCGATGCCTCGTACTGCCTCGTTTGATTTACACCCGTTGAAAACGCCTGGTAACCTTCAGTAGTTGCTGCGTTTTTTTGCTGTGTATTTTGGAAAAAAACTGCTTTATTGCGTGTGTAACTACAATCCCAGCCGAAGAACTGCTGCTGTTTGGTGGTTGGTTGAAGTAAGGTCAATTCGGCGACGAAAGCTCGATTAGGAAATTGAGATGGCTGCTGTACTCCCGTGAATCCAATTATGTCAAAAGCATAAAACGCCACATAGGGTTCATTAAGAAAAGTGCCGTCACCCTGCGCGGGAAAATAAGGCAAAATTGCTACATCGGCATCTATCGCCCATTTGACATATTCTTCATAAGTGTAAGTGTTGCCTGAACTATCCGTAAATGAACGCTCAAACCGATCCGCCAAATCCTCTTCGGTGAAGCCATTTGGATACCGCATATCTACCCCTGTTTCATTAAAATCCATCATATCCTCTACGGCACTACTATTCAAATTAGGTAGAAGTCCTGTACGAGCACTTGTCAGGTTTCGTGCCTGTAACCCATCTTTCCAGCGCGACTGAACCCAAAGCTGGGGTAAATCCTGTCCGTCGCCAAACTGAAATGTTCTCGCATCATACAAACAATTACGCCCCTGATTGGGTATTTCGGGGTCGCCAGTCGCTACCGATGTTTTCGTCGTGGAGACATAAGTGTGCGTCGCTCCTGCGCTTATCTCCGCTGCGGTCGCAAACATATTGCGCTGGTCGCTCTCAAATGTACGCGCGAATCCTTCCTGCCCTGCGAATTGGGGTGGCGTAAATGTTCCGCCGATGGTGTGACCCCCTTGATATATCCGCGCATCCTCATTCTGTAATGTACCCGCTTGTGATTTCTCATCGACGAAGTGCCCGACATCGAGCAGCACCGCCATCTGCGAAGTATCGAACAGAGCTGGATTTCCTATGGGTGTTTCGGGTAACACCCCTCCAGCGGTCGTCGGTAACTGCGTATGAGTATTCCTGTTCTCCTCGCAACTCTTAAATGCTGCGCCGATCTTTTTACACATCGCTTCGGTATATTTGATATTTGTACGGAGTGGATAGTAGCGCTGATTGTTAGTGAAAGCAATAGTGTAAGCAGGGTTGTTGGTTGTCGCATCTACTCCCAAACTTCCAAATTTAGAGAGAAGGCGAGGTAATAATCCTAATTCTCCTATAGTTTGATTTGCGAAATCGCCACAATTAGGGGTTTGATTCTCTCCTGAATTAATCTCATTTCTAGCATCAGTATTGTCTAATCCATAAAACAATTGTCTAAAAAAACTCAATCCCTGTACGCGCTTTGGCTCTTTCCAATACACAGAATTATACCATATTCTATACTGGTCTTGATAAGTTGATTGTAATGTGCCGTTAGCATCAATAATATTTGTTATCTTTGGTTGTTGTCCGTCCTTATCAAAACCTGCCGTTATGGGTTTGAACGAAGGTGTTTCTACCATCGTTGGAGCGAGACCTATGGGGTTTTCGTCGAGAGAATTTTGGTAATCATAATTAATTGTACTGACAAACGAGCCATTAGTATTGTTATCTATTATTTGCGGAGAATGGAATTGTCCTGTGAGCGTGTTAGCTACATCGGTCGGTGTGCTGAATCCAGTAGGCACACTAAATTTTGTAGTGGTTGATGCGCCGACATACGGCGTAAAATTACCATCGCCTAGCGTAGAAAAATCAGTTACAATACCTGCCGTTTGGCGTGGCGTAAATGTACCCACCGATGGATAGGTCTGTGCCGCCTCTGCGATACTCGCACAATTATTCAAACCAAAACCTAAAAAGTTTGATGTGCCTTTATAGAATCGTGAGCCGTCAGGCAACATATCGCTTCTACTCGAGAATGTCTTTGGATTTTTGAATACAACACCAATTGACGAATTATCCGCTATGGTGAGTGGTTTTGCCTGATTAGAGATGTAAAATACCTGCTGTGGTGCTTTCTGTATAGGATTTGTTATTTTGTAATACCAACCCCCAGTCGTCATCGTACCCATATTAATATTATCAATCTCCCACGTGTCTATAAATCCTGTTACCTGTCCCTCATTTCTAGTTGTCAAAACTTTTATTGTAACACCTGTCTCCTGTGTGCCTCCTGCTGTCTTTTCAAAATAAACAATACAAACCTCACCTTCCGTGTAACCGCCTTTCTGCTGGTTCGCAATTGGTTCAGGAAAGTATATTTGAAACTGCGGATTCGTTTTGTAATCGCTTTTTGGTTCTGTTGGGATGAGAGCATCGGCAGCAGGATCAATCGGCACATTCGTCGGCGACCACTCGCCTAACTGGCGCGTTAGCAAATTTACAGCATTCGCAGCCAAATAGTTATCAGCGTGAGATGTAGTTACTGCCCTACCATTATATGTCAAATCATTTGTGAAAGGAAGAGGTATTGTGTAATCGCCAGTATGATTTACATAGTATTCATAAGTCAGCGATACTTCATTATCTTTAAATCCAGCTTCTGTTTCGCCTCTAAACTCCATCGTATCCTCCACCTCGTTCCCTTTTGCGTTGATTGCCGCACTTTCAATACTTACCACATCTCCTGCTTTTACTTCAATACCAGTCGTGCTTACGGAATTAGTCCATCTATTATTGAATTCATCTAAACTCGTATCGGCGTTTTGGTCTATACTTCTTAATCTATTCGCCTCTAAAATGACGCTCTCCATAGTATAATCTATATTGTGATTATATTATAGTTTTATTTTATAAACTTTTAAAAAAGTTTAATCAAAAGCGTAGTTCGTAAGATAGGCACTATCTTACATTTAGGCGGAAATCATTATTTCACCATTCTTAATTGATGCCGTGCGCTCGACCATAGCGTAGGTGCGAAGAGTACGAGCAGCGAAGTCGTTTTGCGTACGCTGGTAAGTAAGGTCAATTTCAATTGGTTTGACACCGATGAGACGACCATTCCCTAACTGATTCATTCCATTAATGGAAAGATCGAGACCGAGATAGTGCGATGTACCACGAAAGTCACTCGTGCCGAGACCAGTTCCACCATCACCGACACCGAGACCAGCAACAGGAGCGTGTCCGTCGAGTGTGGCGTTGGATATAGATGACTGGTTCAAAGCAGCATCAACCACCGCTTTGTTCGCATCAGGATCGAACGAGTAGAGCTGGTTAGGACACATTAGAGGGCGACCAGCGGTAAGGGCGAGTTCGTGATATTTGCGTGATGGCGACTGAAGCGGTCTATCGTAGATACGCTGGTCGTTAATGCGGTAATTGACCTGTGTCTCGGTGGTGGGACATTTGGATACATATTCTCCTAAAACCTTATGAATGTAGGTCTGTGGTTTGTCTGTGAGGTAGAGAGAACGGACGACACGACCAGCAACACCTATCTCACGCTGAACCTGCTGTGTGGTGACTGACCCACCAGCAGGGGCAACAACTGCCTCAATCTGCGATGTGGTGAGGATTAAATCCTCGTAGAGGAATGCTAAACCACCCTCGCTGTTAATCATATTGGCTGTCTTATTCATCGTATCATCGCTGTAGTAAAGGTGGTCGCTTACAAATTTGATATTGACCTGCGATGGAGTGATGGTGGCGGCGGCAGCAGTAGCTGGTTCAGGGTCACCGAAACAGGCGACTTTGCCTATAGTTGCTACGGAGTTTTGGACTGCGAAGTTGATGATGATATAAACCTGCTCCTTCATCGCAAAAAGGGGTAACTGGCGCGATTTCATCATAGGAATAAGCTGCGAAAGTTTGAGTGAGTAGAGTGGGGTGGTGCTGTCGCTGCTGGTGAGACGGCAGATAGCAGGAACTTCAGCGGCGTTCTGTGTAGCATCGTATGCTAAATCTCTGTAGGCGATGCGACCATTACCAAAGTTGGCGGCAGCCGATCCGTTGTTGGTGGCGAATCTGTCACCACAAGTACCTTCCTTAACCATACCAATAGCGGCGCGGTGCTCGGGGGTTTGAAATTGTCTCATAAGCGTATGGTAGTGGGCGAAGTCCTCTGTGGAACTGACGACCTGACCGCCTATTTTAAGCTGGACGGATTCAATCATAGATGCGACACCAGTAGTTATGGGGAAAAAACATTTATCCTGACCTGCGGCACAAGTCGCCCCTAACTGGAGGAATGAACCTCCGTCCAATATACCTGTGCGGGGGATTTGAAATACCGCCTGTGTGCTAGTAATAGTGATTGGGTCTAAAACTTCAGTATGTATAGTCATAGTATCAATACTGGGGAGAGGTTGAACCTTCAAGACATCGGGCAAGTTACTCATCTTATATAATCTAATAACATAAATTATATAATTTATTTTAATTAAAAAAACTTTAAATCAAAGTTTTATCAAATCGGGTCGGCGGGTGTCCCGCCTTACGACACCCAAAAAACCCGATAAAACTATCCTTAATTATGAAACTACGGCGATGCCCTGTGGCGAATACACAAGCTGGTTCTTAACTAGGGCGTAGGTATAGACGGCGTTGGGTGACGCTCCGTCCAAGTCACTACGGATACGGACAGCGTATGAAACACCCTTAAATGATACACCCTCATTTGAAACATTATCTAAAGCAAGACCGATTGCGAAATTCTGCGAGACACCTGGATCGGCGGTAAAATCGACTCCGCCAAGATTGACACTATCGACAGCGGTGTTGAGCTGAACTTCGTTAGAGTATAAGCGTAAATCTTTTGCGCCGAATCCGTGTAAGAGTGGCTGATTGAGGAGATGGTTGAGAGAGTAAAATGGTCTAACTGCGTTAAGAGCATTAAGTTCGACCTGTGTTGGTGGTCTGTTTTCGCTACTCTGTGTTTGGACGGAGAGTTCATAATCTAATCCTAGTTTGAGACCGCCTCTACTAAAATTGACTCTATCTAAAATACAGCGAGTTCCGTAAGCAGCACCCTTCGTGAGTGGTGGATTAGCAAAACCATCGTGTCCGTAGTTGTTAGAGTGTGTGGTCGGTAAAAAGTTATGGAGCACGGAAAGCACATTATTAGCAGCTAAATTGAATGTCTGCGTGTTATCACTCGCGTTGATGACCGAGTAGAGTGAGTTGTAGGCGTTGTACTCAAATGAACCCTGACCCGCAACCATCATCTTCTCCTGACCCGCCGCGTCAGGTACGAGAAGATCGTAGGAGAGTGAAACATTTTTGAGCTGGTATGAAGCACCACCAGCATCGGCAGCGTTCGCTCCCTTAAGAACCTGTTGGTCACTCGCAAGTTCAATTACGAACTGGAGACCACGCATACCATTTGTGCCGAGCGGAATAGCTTTGCCTGAATTCATAACTCCAGCATAAAATGGAACACTTCCCTTTCTC